GCTTAACGGTTGCATAGAGCCATATTCTTCAACTGGTACAAACTTATCCAAGTCTTGTAAATCAGCCTCCAAATCCGTATGACAAAATGCAATGTACGATTTACGAATAGGCTTAGTACCCACCTTATCCGTCGGGGCCAACATACCTTTGTGCGGTAATGCTTTTTGGCGTTTTAACCCTTTGATAGCTCGGCGTAAATCCTTTTTACTTACTGCTACGGCAACGGCATTTACAGCGCCGGCGGTACCCGAGTAATCCACGTTGGTACCGGCTGAAATTTCATTCCAGTTCAAACGCTCACACGTTGTTACCGCTTGCTCTGCCGATACATCTAGCATATCTGAGCCAACCGGGTCGGCGTGTAAATCTGCAATAACGTCGGTTAATTCAAGTACGCCACCAAACTGTTCAAGAGTTAGTGATACAACGTCGTAATCGAAACTACCGGCCGTTGGGCTAACACCCTCGGTCAATGGGGTTAATGCAGGACCTAACGCAACTGGTCGACGCCATGTAACCGTATCGGTTGCATTAGCCGGCATAGACGCTTGAATACCAAACTTAGCGATATTTTCCGTCGTTTTTGCAATATCTAGCGCTTTCTTTTCAGCAAGCGCACCATTGCGGTTTGTAATGTCTCCATATTTAGACATGGGTTTTTCCTTACGATTGAAACAAGTTAATCGTCAAACACGTCTTCGTAAATTTCAGCCAAATTGTCATCCGATATATGCTTTTGAGGCGTTGTCGGTGCGCGGGTATTGCCGCGAGAATGACCTAATAAACGATTGCGGTTTAACTGTGATTGCGTTGGTTTCAACTGATCCGGTTTATCGCGATTGTAGTTGTCCAATAAATGGACAATGGCTTGCGGACTGTTTGAGTCGGCAAGGGCCTGTACTTCTTCTGGCAATGATTCATACCATTTGGCAAAATCGTCGCTATCCCAAACCGTTTCCCAATTAGGGTAAGATTCGGATACGGCGGCGCGTTTAACCTGGTGTAATTCATCCGTTGAGGTAACTTGCTCTTGCTGTGCATCGCTGAGTAACAATTCTAATGAACGGGTACTTTTTGAGGCAAAGCTAGAATTTAAGCCAGTTACCACATCGCCTAAAGCTGCAGCTAAATCGGGATAATCCTCTTTTAGTTCTTCTAAGTTTTTACCTTTAAGATCATTTAAACTGACACTTGTTTTCTTAATATCTTCAATACTTCGGGTAAGTGCGCCCACTCGGCCCTGTGCGGATTTCGCTCGCTGCTCGGCTAGTTCCAAGCGCTTATTCAATTCGCTATCAGATACCCCGTTGTCGTCGCTTTCGTCGTCGTCGTTGGCCACATCATCGCCCTGGTCGTCATTGTCCTGGTTCGCGTTAATGTCGTCGGCGGCGTCTTCATCGTCATCCGGGTTTGGTAAATCATTAGGCTCTGACTCGTCGCTGTCTTCTTCGGCGTCCTCTAAATCGTCATTATCAAGGTCGTCGGCGTCGGACATGATTTCGTCATACAACGCGGCTAAGTCTTCATCGTTTTCAGTGATGTCATTATTTGCCGGCTGTTGTTCTTCTTTTTTTAGTGTCATGGTTTTGCTCCTGGCGGCTAAATTGCGGCCATGAAAAAACCCGGGAAGTACAAGACTTGCCGGGTTGTTTAGCGGCCTAATGGCGGCTAATTGGGTTAATTAAAAAGGGTTAGGCTACAAAGCTCTTTACTACCTGGATAAACAGATAATCTTTGGCTTGTTGCTCTGGTGGAAGTTGATTGAAGTCGACCATACAAGGGTGTTCTTTTATGTCCGGATTTTTCACCGGGCCATACACCCAACCGTCGTTTTCTTTTTCAGCCAACCAACTTTTATGCGAATCACCGGGGGTCAATTCTTCCCCGTTTTCCAATGTGATTAAATGATGTTTAACGCCATTGATAGCACTATTACGTTGCCACTGCGGGGCGTCTTCCCATTCGGGTTGAGAGTGATCACCATAAGCCATACAAAGGGCTTTATTCATATCATGGGCGATATTTGCAATGCCGTTGATTTCAAATTCATTATGACCAAACCAAGATATGCGCGGGGCGTCGTCTTGTTCAGTTTGCTCTGCCGGGTTTGACGGTTTGTTATTCATATTGTTTCTTCCAATTGTTTTAGGGCGTCTTTTTTTGCATCTATCGCCCCACGAATAAAATCACTATCGCGCTCGTTAAGCTCTGGCTCCGCAAGTTCTTCATACAAACTGTTTATTTCGTTACGTAGCTGCTCTTTGATAGCGGCGGTTTGCTCATAGCTCAATGACATTAGCTTTTTGTCTCCAATCCGATATTGTTGTCTATCCTGGACGACTCGATGTTAAACCGGGTTTGGTGGCCGATCTCTTTTGTTACTTCACGCTCAGTAATGTGTTTTTCTCTAAGGTCCAATTTGGCCAACTCGGCTTGCGCTTTCTTTTCGGTCAACATTTCATCTTGACGCATTTTGTAAATAGCGAGGCGTTCTTGGCTTACTGCTAAACGTTCTTTTGCTGTGATCTCAAGCTGTTTTAATTCAAGGCGCAACTGGTGTTCTAATCTGAGTAATGCCTCCCGAGACATTTCTTTTTCTTTGCCCTGGTTGCTTTCTTGTTGTTTTTTCAAGAACTCTTGTAATTCGGTTTCGCTTGGTAACATGTCTTTACCAAGGCCCAAGGTTTTGACATACGAACGTAACCACTTAAGCGCACGTAGTTGAACGATTGGGGCAAAGATTGGATTGCTTTGTGTTAGCTGCAGCAAGGCTAATAACTGCTGTTGTTGCTGCTCTTTATTGATCAGCGCCGATACACCTCTAGCGTCTACTTCAACATCGCCTTTCACGTCGTCCGAGTCGTGGTACTCCATATTAAAATGATAAAATGAAGTAATAAGGGGTTTCGTTATATAATCATCAAAATTACGAACCTGCTCACGCCTGACCGTATTCGCCGCATTCATTAACATAGACATACCGCCTAATGTTTGTTGATGCGGGCCATTCTCGCCATGACTGATCATCGGCACCCCGGATTCTTCATCAAAGAACGTGCGGGCTAAACTGTATATGTTTGATAATTCGGTTTGGTGTGATTTGAACTCGAACGACTCAAAAGCGTCGGATATTTTGGAACCGGTTAAAATTTTCCATAACTTATTAGGGCGTATTTCAAACTTACCGTCGACCGGTTCAACTTTGCCATCGCGATAACCAATTTGAGGACCGACCGTTAGCGTGGCGTTATCTTGCATTTGTCGCCATGCGGTGTTGATAGCGTCCTGGGCGTCGGCCATTTTATGCGGTAGGCCATAACCAAATAAACTAAACTCGCTCTTTTGCCAGTTCCATACGTGGTATAACTCACCCTGCTTTCTATCGAGAAGTTGAGGCAATATTTGATAAACCAAACCACCACACATACGAACCATGACATTCGGCATGATCACCAAATCGCTATCGTCTTCGATAGGTTCAAGCCCATGTTCTTCGGCTAGGGTCATATATACATTTAACGGCATAGGGCCGTTGTATTCCCAACACTCGTAGTTACTGTCATTATTTACCGATACGAGGTCTTCAAGCGCTCTAAGTTCATCTAATGACGACGTGGCATGGTGGGATTTTTTAGAGCCACATAGCTTGACAATACGGCTTATATTTTCACTAATAACGCCCGGTATTTCTTCATGCACCAAGCTTTTTAAATCAGAGTCACTTGAGTAAAAACGCTCAAAGAAAAACCCGGTACGTTTCACGGTCGACGCGTTCATTTGAGGAAAGAAATTCCACGGGCGAACAATGCCTACTCGTGGCACTAACTTTTGTTCATAAACGCGCTTACCTTGATCGTCATAAGACGGGATAGATTCATACTCAGGGTAAGGGCCTTTGATTATTCCCGTACCAACGGCGGTCCCATCAAACAAACATTGACGGCCATGTAATTCATAATCCGCCTCGGTTAACTGATCATCAATTAACAACTTCATGGCGGCGGCGCGTTCGTCGGCTATTTCTTGTATACGTTTGGCTTTTACGGCCTCTGTGTATATTTTAGGATTGCCCTGCTCGTCGTTAATGTCTTCGCCCTGGGGCGTTTGTAACTTTTGTTGTTGGCCATCAATCAATACCGGCGTGTTATCCTCCATCGCTTTTGCTAAATGCGGTACCGGGGTCGCCGACAATCCATAATTAGAGTCGTCATTAGGAAACAACATGTCGCCAAGTTGGGAGCGACCTATATCCGATTTAGGGGCAGTAAGGTTGATAAAGGCTCTTGAGCGGCCCTCCATTGCTGCATATTGCGCACTTGTATACAGCCCTTTGTACTGGCGATAATCCTTAACAAAACGCGCCTCAACGGCGGCTTTCTCCTGGATGACTTCACATAGTCGAGATTCCATTTCAACCGAAAACACCTCAATAGCGGTTTCCATGCTGTTATATTCATTACCAAACTTTTCAGAATATCGGCTGCTTTGTTTGGTATTGATACGCGGTCTTGAGTTCATGGATTAATAACCTGTATTAGAGTTAGCGACTTGGCTGTCTGTGTTTATATTCATTGTGTGTTGTGGTGCGTAAAAGCTCTGCATTAACTCATGGCCAATGCTCATAGCACCAAGGCATAAATACTGCAGTGCATCATGTGGGTGTGAATACTCGTTCTTGTCTGGTTTTTCTGAATATTGCGCACTGCCGGCAACGTTTAAGCGTTTAAAGGCATACCCGGACACAAACCCTTTTTTTAATATCAAACAATTCGGATTCAACGCGAACAATGGGATATTGCCGTTACTGCCTAATAAGTAATGGTGTACACCCTCTTGTCTGTTTTTGATGTTGTTAGACTTATCCGGGCTTGGTTGAGCGCGCTTAAACCCAAGACTTATTAATGCCCCGATTGCGGTGGTTTCTTCAACTTCACTTCGTTGGTCTTCACCGGACGGGTCGCCAAATATCGGAATATTTTTTATTTCTATATCTGGAAAATGCTTTTCTAGGAACGGTATAAGTAGCGCTTTAGCAAACTGTTTAACACCCATACCTTGAGAAACAATCTCATGTAATATACGCAATTGACCGGACGGCATTAACTGACCAATGATGGCGCTCGGTGTACGTCCAAAATCCATCCCAACAACAATATTGAACCGTTTAGCGTAACCGTATGGCTCACTAACAATATGTAATGCTTGGTTAAACTGTTCTTCATAAACGGGCTTGCCGGACCGGACTAAAGCGTATTCATTAAGAATTTGTGCATTTATCCAATTCTCGTCCTTGGACGCATCAATTTGATCTAACCAATACCGATAACCTTTAACGTGGTTTTCTACGTTTTCAGCATCCGGGTTCGCTATGTATATCCGCGTAACCGATACATCATCCTTAACTTTAGTGACTTCCTTGTACCATCCGTTTTCTTTACATATTCGTACCCAATCTTTGAGTATCGGGTCTAACTTACGTTTGCTTATTTCAAGCAACGCTCCTGGCTGAATAAAGAAACTCCAATTAGGGAGGGTTAAGTTCTGCTCAACGTTGTACCACCAGTTACTATCATCCGGGCTGTTCGTGTCCATAATGACGCCTGACCAGGTTGCGCCTACGCCGTCTTTCATTGGCGGGAAACGACCGGCGCGAGAATAAGCCTCGTTCACTATTTCCCAAGGAATAAATACGGCCTCGTTTATCCACAATCCGGTAAATTCAAACGACTTAAGTTTTTTCATATCGTCCGGGCGATTTAATGCCAAGAAGATAAATTCAGCCTCTAACCGGGTTCCGTCTTTTAACTTCCCCTTTAACGTTCCACGTATCGGAGAGCCGTATGTTATATGGCATACAGAGTCATCAACCCAATCTTTAAACGTGGCAATCGTCGTGGAAATTAGCTCAGGATAGGTGGATCTCACTACGCCCCATTTGGTGCGGCGTATGCCGTTATTATCTGGCTCCTGGTTTCTGGCCAAACGTAATAACTTCATAATGCATTGAACGGACTTACCCGAACCAACCGGACCGCGAATACATATATAATCGTTATTATCCGCAAAGACTTTTTTAGCAGTGGGCGTTCCGCGATATTTAACCGTCTTAGCCATTGTTATTCTTCAAAATCAAATATCAGCGTTTTATCGTCATCGCCCTTGTCGGCTATGTCTAACCCATACGCTCTACGTTCTATTAACTGTATGGCATCCAATACTTTGACAAAC